AACAGGCTTTTTCATCTTTGAATACCTCTTTTCTTATTTGTAAACTTTTCGGGTAGAATTCGCCCATTCTGACCTTTAACACAATTATACACTATTTTTGCGGTAAAATCAAGAATAAAGCGGAATATTACCACACCATTCCGGAAAAATTAGAATTTAGTTCACAAATGAGAGGGGGCGAAGCGTTCAAGATGAAGATATACGATTATCACGGCAAGAAGAATATTTGCGGCGACAGACTACGTGAAGCGCGCGTCGTCCGCCGACTACGGCAAGAGGATTTAGCCGCGAAAATTCAGATCGAAGGCGTGATAATGGAGCGGGACAGCATAAGCCGAATTGAGATCGGAACGCGCTTTGTATCGGATTTTGAATTGATGATCTTTGCAAAGGTGCTGGGCGTTTCTGTAAATTGGCTTTTAGGCATAGACGAATAACGGCGACGGGAGCTTCCCGCCGCCTTCTTTTTTTGTTTAACCTATTGACATATACGTACGTATATGATATAATAAAGAAAAACGGAGGCGAAAAGATATGAACAAGGGCTATTCAGCACAGCAGAAACACATACGGGAAAAATACGTACGCTTCCCGCTCGACCTACGACCGGAAATGCTGGAGGAATTCAAAAAGGCTTGCAAGGAACGGAATACTACGCCGACAGCGGAAATTAAAAAGTTCATAGCTTCTTTTTGTGAAGAGGCGTGCAAGCAATAAAGCAACGGAGGGCGGCAGGATATGCCGTCCTTTTGATTTTAGGAGGAAATACAATGCACAAGCACTTGACGTGGACAGATCGGTTAAAAATTGAAAAGGGGTTGCGGGAAGGTATGAAGCCGCTGGAGATCGCCGCGCGTCTGCACGTGCATAATACGACGATATACAGAGAGTTAAAGCGCGGACGTTATACGCACCTTAATTCCGACTTGACGACCGAAGAACGGTATTCGCCGGAAATCGCAGAACAACGTTACCGCGAAAACCTCAAAGCGAAAGGCGGAGAATTGAAGATCGGGAACGATTACGAATTAGCCGCCTTCATCGAAAAGAAGATCGGCGAAGAAGGTTATTCACCCGCCGCCGTTGTTGGAGAGATCAAGCGGCTGGGGCTGACCTTCAAAACAGAGATCAGCGAAAAGACGATTTATAACTACATCGACAAAGGCGTATTTTTCAGCATTAGCCGCGAGAGCTTGCCGGATCACGGAAAGCGGAAGCGCAAGTATGACAAAGTGGAGCGTAAAAAAGCCAGCCGCGCGCCGAAGGGCGAAAGCATAGAAGAACGCCCGCAGGAAATCAACGATCGGGAAACCTTCGGGCATTGGGAGGGCGATTGCGTATGCGGAAAGAAAAAGACGAAGGAAACCTTGTTTGTTCTTTCGGAACGGTTGACGCGACAGGAAATTATAATCAAAATGCCGGATCAGACTTCCGCCAGCGTCGTGGCGGCGCTGAACAAGCTGGAACGCCGATACGGGCGGCGCTTTTCACAGATATTCAAAAGTATTACGTTCGACAACGGATCAGAATTCGCGGATTGCGCGGGAATTGAAAAGTCTGTTTACGGGAAGGATCGAAAACGAACGAAGGTTTATTATTGCCACCCTTACAGCGCATACGAGAGAGGGACGAACGAAAATATAAACAAAATGATACGGCGGTTCTTGCCGAAAGGAACAGACTTCCGGAAAGTAACCGCCGCATATATTCAGCGCGTCGAAACGTGGATCAATAACTATCCCCGCGAGATTTTAGGCTTTGAAACGTCCGAAAATCTGTTCAAAATAAACCTTGCGGCGATAGCGTAAACCGTGTTCACAAAAAAGTTAAAAATATTTTTTAGTTTTTTCTGCTTTTACTCTTGACTTTTGCGTCTGAAAAGAGTATCATTAAAAGCAGAGAAAACAAGAACGGTTTTCTACTGCTTATTTTTTATCATTTCGGCGAAAGGAGGCTTGAAAATGGACGGATATTCGTATATGACGTTCGATCAGCGCCGAGAAATTGAAGAAATGTACGGAGCGGGTGCAAGGGCGGTTGATATTGCCGCAAAGATCGGAAGAAGCGTCGCCGCTATTTACGAAGAGCTTAAACGCGGATACACGGGAGAGCTTGACGGGAACAAGCGTCCGAAATACAGCGCCGACCTTGCACAAACGACCGCGCAAGAGAATTTCCGGCGCAGAGGTAACAGACGCGCCGCCGTTAAGTAAAACGAAAGGGGCTATTCAACAATGAGCAAAAAGACAAATTTTGAAGCGGTAACGGCGAACGTGCAAGTTCTTGGGCAGTTCTTGCGCGCCCTCCCCGTTCTTGAAGCGCCGTGGGATACGGAATTTCAAAAGAGGTATTGCAAAAAGTGCTTGTCGCCGAATTGCGATTATTGCCCGTATGAACGTTTCCGCAATAATCCCGAATGGTGGCTATCGCTCAAAGCGAAGGGAGCGGCGAAAGAATGAGCAGAGCGGAACGACGGATCGCGGCGTTTACGGCGCTGATCGCCGTAGCAATCCCGCTTATCGTATTTATGCCGTGGAGCGGTGCGGCTGATATGCCGATTTCGGCAGCAGGACAAGCCGCCACCCTTCCGCCTTCCCCTTCCTTCGAGCCGATCGAAACGATCCCGCCTATTAGCGAGGACAAGCCGGAGGGACAGGAATACATACCGGACGCGGCGGAGGTTGCCGCGCTTGCAAAGATGCTATACGGCGAAGCCCGCGGCGTAGCTTCGGATATGGAAAAAGCCGCTTGCGTTTGGTGCGTTCTGAACCGTGTAGACGATCCGCGATTTCCGGATACGGTGCTGGAGGTATTGGAAGCGCCGTATCAGTTCGCCGGATATTCGCGGGACTATCCCGTTCTTCCGGAGCTTGAAGCGCTGGCGGCGGACGTGCTGGCACGCTATCACGCGGAGAGGGACGGCGAAGCGAACGTCGGGCGGGTTCTTCCCGCCGAATACTGTTACTTCACAGGCGACGGAAAACACAATTATTTCACGATCGGCTGGAAGGATACCAAAGTATGGTGCTGGAGTTTATCAAATCCGTATGAAGATTGAAGGGAGGCGGAGAAATGCTGGAAATAAAGCCCGTTCATTTGAAGCCCGCCCGCGAATATGTGGCGGAACATCACCGACACAATATCCCGCCCGTAGGCGGCAAATTCGCGATTTCGTGCTATGAGGGTGAAAGGTTGTGCGGCGTTGCAATTTGCGGCAGACCTACGGCGCGCCGCCTTGATAACGGCGAAACGCTGGAGATTTACCGAAATTGTACGGACGGAACAAGAAACGCTTGTACGAAGCTGTACGGCGCTTGTATTCGGATTGCCCGCGATATGGGATACAAGAAGGTTATAACATACACGCTTGAAAGCGAAAACGGCGCTTCGCTTCGCGCGGCAAACTTCGCTTTCGCAGGAACGGCGGGCGGGATTGCGTGGACGGGAGAGCGTAAACGCGATTATTACATATCACCCGAAGAAATGAAAAATCGCTGGGAATATGAAATTCGATAAAGGAGCGGGACAAATGGCAAAGAGCAAAAACGAAAGCGGCTGGCAGTTCCCGAAGGCGCTTGAAATTATCAAGTGCAAAGAGGGCAACAAAGAATTTATGAAGGAACGTCCGGCGCGGCGACCGTTCGGGAATACGGTTCTTATTTGCGAATACCCGATCGACGAAACCGCCGCGGCAGAGCCTAACGGGAAGTTGATAACGTGGCGGCTTGCGAAGCGGGCGGCGCGTGACTTCCTCCGCGTATCCTTTATGAATTCGGCAATCGTAACAGCTACAAAGAGCGATAAACCGTACACGGTTATTCGCGTCTATGGCAAATATTAACCGGAAAGGGGCTATTCAATATGTTTTCAAGGAAAAAGAAGTGCGGCGTATGCGGATACCGCGTAACGCCGACGAAGGAAGCGATCTACACGGCGGAAGAACCGCGTTCGTTCACGGAGGCTTTAACGAAAAAGCCGACGCGCTTTGACGCGATCGATTGTCCGCGGTGCGGTTGTCAAATCCTGCTGGCGATTAGGGCGGATCGCCTGTACGGGCAGAAAAAGGAAGAAACGGAGGTGGCGGCAGATGAAAATAAAGAGCATTGCGGCGATATGCAAGAAGAATAAATACGTCGTGCTTTTCGACAAGTACAGCGAGAACGGCGAAACCGTTTTGCAGTACATAGGCGACGGCGCGGCGGTTTATCCCGTCGTCGGGCTTCCTCCGCTTGATAAAGAAAGCGTTTTAACGATCTTCGACGTGCCGGAGAAACAGCGCGAAGGCTGGATCGTGAAAACCTCCGTACACATTCCCGAAGATATTAACTTCGAGGATTTCGACGCAAACGAAAAGCCCGTCGATCGCAACGATCTTTCGATTGTGTATTCGGGAAAGACGTTGAAACCGCTACGCACACGCCGCGGGCTGGTATTCATCGAAAGCAGATACCTTGCGCCCGTATCAGACGTTTTAGACGTGCTGGAGCTTTACGAGCGGTTCACGCCCTCCGGAACGCCTTACATAGTAGCGAAAGCGGGCTTCCTTCTTCAAGCGGTGATTATGCCGTTTGACGTTATAAGCCAGCAGTTCGTAGAACGCTTGCAGGAATTAACGGAGCAATGCGCCTTGTCCCTTGACCTTCGCAAACGCGAAGCGGAGCGCCGCGCGGCGGCAGAGCCGGAACAATGTTCCTTAAACGTCGATC